GCCAGGGCCCACTGTGAGTATCTGTGATGTGGTATAGCTGTTGTTGCGAACCACAGCATTGACCGCTGTTCCGGCCGAGACCACTTTGCTGCCAGTCTGTGTGTTATCAGACTGAGTCACTCCATTGGCCATGCGGTAACTGGCTGTGTTGGTCACGGTCAGTGGCACGTTGCCAGGAAAATTAGGAGGTGGAATTGGAATTAACAGACCCAAGATTTGATTCAGCTCGGCAATGCTGTTGGTAACCGACGACTGCGGAGAAAGATTAACAGCTCCAATAAGATTGCCCAGTTGAGGTGTACCAATCTGTAGACCCACTGTACCGCCAATGTTACCAGATGCTGTGATTACCACGTTACCTGTACCATTACCAGTCAAGATCACTGCGCCGTTGGCAATGTCAGTGCTGATGATGTTGTTGCTGAATGTGATGTTGCCGGTGTTGGCCTTGCCAAGACCTGTCAGTTGACTTCCGTTACCAAAATAATAGTTGGCTGTGATGTTGCCTAAGGTACTGATATTGACATTGCCTAGGTTGCCTAGGAAGTTGGCCACATTGGCATTGCCGTAGTTGCTAGCCACGTTGGTTAAATGTCCGCCGTCGCCGATGATATAGTTGCCGTACACGTTGCCCGATGCGCTGACGTAGCCATCGATCCGTATGTACATGGTTGGATTGCTTTCCAGGAAAGCGGCCACGTTGGCATTGCCATATCCACCCTGTTGATTTAGATTGACCCAGGAATTGATTTCTTGATTGTAGTATTCAATAAATCCACCGCTGTCGGTGTTGAATCTGATGATACCACTAACTGGCTCAGGCGGTCTTACATTGGTTCCGCCAACAGGCAACCCTACTCCGGTACTGCCCGAAGGTATCTGCCTGTTCTTTAAAAAATATCCCATTATATTGAAGTATAACTTGTAACCACTGTGATTGCGTTGGCAATCGATGCATTGGCTTGGATGGTGTCACCGTTGCTTAACAATAATTTTTCTGCGGCTGCATACAGTTGATAGGTATCACCGGTGGTCAACAGTATGGCACTGAGTGCAATGTTGTTGGTGGTAGCACTGCTGCCATTAGGAACCACAAACAGGTTGGCAGTGACATTGCCAGGACTCCAGTTGCACAAGGTCAAACTTGTGATGGCAGTGTTGCCCGAGCTGATATAAACGTTGGCCGGTGTGGTTGTTAGTGTAGCAGTTGCGATGGTCATAATGATCCTTAAAATATTAAACTGTAGACAATGGACTTGCTTTTGCTTATCAGCTCGTCTTGTGCTACATTGGAAGTAAAGTACAGGCCAGTGCCACCAACTCCGGCGGCATTGCTATAGATTATAACTGTGTTGGCGACACTGTTAGGTCTGGCAATATTGGCCAGGGTCTGGAATCCGTTTAGGTAGACATTGCCCAACACTGATGCCTGGCCAGATATGCCCAGGATGTTGTTGTTGAAGTCAAAGGTCAGATTAGGACTGGCACCAAATGTGGTATTGTTGTTGAACTGTATCTGTGTGTTGCTGCCTGCTGCTGAGTTCACACTCAGTAGATTGGCATAGTTGGAAACTGGGTATCCATTGGCCAGTACGCTGGAACTGATTTGCCAGGTATTGGCTGTGGTGTCAAAACGTAATCCAGCAAAGGTGTTGGATGTTTTTTGGGCTATCATGCCCATGTCTGTCAAGGAACCGGTATTGTTAGCAGCCACTGTTATAAATGGACTGCTGACAGTGTTGCCTGTGGTGCTGGTAACGTTGCCGTTGACTACTAGATTAGCATTGATCGTGAATGTACCCTGGCCATCAGGACGCACAGTATAGGTCAGGTCGCCACTGGTATTTTTATATGTTGTCATTCACAGATCCTCTAGGGTATTTATGCGATTTGTTTGACTATAGAACCATAAAAAATCCCGCCGAAGCGGGATTAGTTTTAGTGCTGTCTTAACTATTATGATGTATAGTTGGCTACCTGTGCCAGGGTCAGATTGCCTGTACCGTTGGTCCAAGTAACAGGATCTGCACCAGATTTGGCTGTGGTTATAGCAGCTTCTGTAAATGTGAGACCACGTGTGTTACCCGCAGCTGTAACAATGTTTGCGGCGCCTTCTGCGGCAGCCAACTGGAAAGTTGTTGTGCCGTTGGTGTCAATTACATAGTAGTTGGTTGGGTTAGAATAACCAGTGATCGTGGCATTGCCGGTAAATGCACCACTGACTGAAATAACCGCACCCGATACAATAGTAGTAGCATTGGCAGTAAACCAACCTGTGGTGTTGGCCACTTGCACGTTACTTAATGTAACTGGATTTGTTTCACCAGCAACAAAGAAGTTCACAGCGTAGCGAACAGGAGGTGTTGAGTTGTCCCAGATGTACTTGTTGGTCAAACGAGTAGCATAAACCGTACCGCCGTTGGCATCAAATGTCATATTCATTTGACCTGAGCTGATTGTGCCGCTAGGTGTCAATACACACTGACCAGCGTCGCTGGCTGTACCAGAACCGGATCCGGCATTGTTGGCTGTGAATACATCACCTACCTGTGGGTTGATACCAGCACCACAAGCAGTAAAGTTAGTATTGCCCAAGCTGAGGATTTGATAGCTGAAGCCAGGTGTAAATGATCCGGCTGTCACCGAGTCTTCGCCTGCTACCAAGTACTTGATCTGACTCTTTTGACGAATAATGTGTGCTGAACCTTGCTGACCGTTTACATTGGCAGTGATAGCTACCACTGGATAAGACGATGTAGCCACGTTGGTGTTGCTACCACCAACTACGCCCAAGAATTCTGAAGCTGTCATTCCAACAGGAACCACGGCTGTGCCAGGATCCAAATTGGCAAAACTGTTAAAACCGATATCTGTTGGAGTACCGGCATTTAATTTTTGTATTTTAAGTGGACGACCCATTTTGTTTTCTCCTTAAAGAAGTCCCATGCGGGTTCTAGCCGCTACGCTGTTGGGTTCCCCTTTCAGCATAAAACGCACTATTGCGTTGACTTGTATTTATGGGTTGATAGATATTTTGACTAGGTCAGTGGCTATTATTAAATAAGTCCATGGACATCAACGAAGCTATCAATCTCGGCAACGATTACCGAGCCCAACACAATCCTGAAGCGGCCCTATCCTGTTATGTACAGGTCATAGCGGCCAATCGTCAGGTACCGGCAGCCTGGAACAACTATGGCAACGTGCTGAGAGAGTGCGGTGAACCCGAAGCAGCCATACCTTTTTTAAAGCAGGCTATACGTCTGGACCCTACCAACGAAACTGCTAGATTCAATCTGGCTGTGGCCTATCTCCTGGCAGGCGACTATGAGAATGGTTGGCCTCAGTATGAAGAACGCTGGCAGTACGAGCATCTCAAGGGACTCTTGCCCAATTTGCCACAACCTCGCTGGACCGGACAGGACCTGCAGGGTAAAACTATTTTAATCACCGGCGAACAAGGACACGGTGATAACTTGCAGTTCATACGCTTTGCTAAGAATTTAGCTGATCGCGGCGCCCAAGTCAAGGTAGCGGTCAACAGCAGCCTGGTTCCGTTGTTCCGCAGTATGAGCTGTATCTCAGAATTCGTGGATGATCTGAGCACAGCTGAATTTGATTACTGGACGCCAATCATGAGTATTCCGGGTTATCTGGGTGTTACTTTGGATAATCTTGAGCATGTACAACAGTACCTGTATGCAGATCCTGCTATGATCAAGGCCTGGGGCGACCGCTTGGGACCTAAGAAACGCCTGCGTGTGGGTTTCTGCTGGTCGGGTCGTAGAGATACCTGGATCAACCAGCACAAGGGCATGCCATTCGAAAGCATGCTGGCCTTGATCAAACAAAATCCCACCTATGAGTGGGTCAACCTACAGTGTGATTGCACTGCCGAAGAAGAGGCCGCGTTAGTTGCAGCCGGTGTACAGGCTTACCCTGGTAGCATCCAAACCTTTGCTGATTCAGCGGCCTTGATACATCATATGGACGTGGTTCTTGCTGTGGATACTGCTGTGGCGCATCTTTCGGGCGCCTTGGGTCGCCCAGTCTGGGTCATGTTGAATCAGTTTGCTTTGGATTGGCGCTGGTTGTTGAATCGTGATTCCAGCCCCTGGTACACCACCGCACGCCTGTTCCGTCAGCCCACAATTGGTGACTGGAACACTGTGACAGAAAAAATACACAAGTATCTCAGCTGGTACAAGATCTAGCCCAGGCGAGTCAGGACCCACTGGTCTTGTGGACCGTCGGTAAAGGCTGTGTTGTTTTGATTTTTTAGTATGCTGTAGCCGGGCTTGAGTCGCATTCTTATGGCTTCTTCTGTGGTATCGGTCCAATCGTACAGGTACGAAGGCCACATCTCGGTGCCGGCACCACCGTTTACACAACCAAATCCACCCAGCAGTCTAGTATCATCTACTATGATGATGTCGTTGTAGGGTCTCTTCTGAAGTATTTCTAGTTCGGCCAGGAGCGGTGTTCCTGAACGTCCGTATTTGATTTCATCGCCTATGGCCGTATCACCGGCACTGTAGTGGGCATCTAGGTAGATGGTCACAGGTTCTGGCATGGTGGCCAGCAGTTCTGGAAGCACTGTTTTAGAATTGCCAAGGTGTAGGTGTATGTTGGGGTGATTTTTAAAACGATCTACGCAGTGACGATACCACGTATCACTCAGTTCAACAGAATGAACCTGCTCGTACATATCAGCCACATGACCAATGCCATCACCGCGATAGGTGCCAGTTTCTATATAGTAGCGTGTGGGTTGACGCTGGCTGGCATGATAAAAATGTTCAGTGAGTCTAGGCAATCACTTGCCATTCCATTTGCGATTGGTTCTGGCCCATTCCCAGAAACCTGGATCTCCGGGTTGTGGATCTACTGTGAATATTGACATGATTTATTTTCCTTGTTGGGTTAGCACCAGTTGTTGGTGAGTTCTATAGTGGGTGTCCAGGCGGTCAAAGTGACCGGAAACTTCCAGGCGCCGGCCAAGGCTGGAACTGTGGCTGGATCTGCGCCGCTGGTCCTCCAGGCAGGGTCGGTGCTGTCGATTGGGCTAAGATACATGCGGCCAGAGCCGGCATTGTCGTCAAAACCAGCACGCACTAGACCAATGCGGCCGTCAGCCCACAGGGCCTGGAACACATAACCTGGATAGTTGGTGGTGCTGAGTCCAGCTGCGGCAAAGAAGCTGTCAATGGTGGACTGAGCACTGGGACTGGCACCCAACAACTCTAGATAGTAGTTATACACATTGGAGCCAGGAGGAACAGTATAGTAGGTTCCATCCCACGATCCTCCTACAGCACTAACGGAGCCAAAGTCACCAGCATTGATGGTCAGGCTAGGCAAGGGTGTGGTGTTGGTGATGGTGATAGGATAGTTGACAGTAAACGGATAAGTCAAGCCTTCGCTCAAATACATGATCAAGGGCGAAATACCGCTGATGTATGCTGTGCCGTTGGTAGCGGTGCTGCCGGCACCCAAGGTAATGTTATAGAATGCCGGTCCTGGCAGAGTATTTAGGAAGGTGTTGTTACTGGTTGTGGTAGATAAGACTAGGAAACCAGTGCCGGTGCTGGGACCGCTTGCGGAAAACAAAGGACTGTTGATGGTAAAACCAGTAGGGTCGTTTACTGTAGCTGTGCTGTCTTCCAGTTGATTTCCAGCTATGACAGGTGGGCTCATTTCGGCATAGCCAAAGGAGCCGTCAACTCCGGGAGTTGGAGTACTGCCGCTGACCGCACCCATTTGCCAACCGGGGCCTACCTGCCATCCGTTTTGTATCTGTACTGTGAATGCTACCATGATTCTGTTCCTTGTGTTATCTGTTACTTATGCCTGCGGCCAACAAAAAAGCACCTTGCGGTGCCTTCTTGCTCTTCCCATCCCGAAGGACAAGATGATTCTGTGCTTCTCTGATTAGGAGAATGACAAGTTTTGTACAGCGATCTCGCCAACATAGTCAGCTGCGTTACCGAAGCTGGATGCTGTGTTGGTCAACTCTACGAAACCATAACGTGTCATGAATGATACGACTGGTTCGAAAGTTGATGGATCTAATACAACACCACTGCTCATTAAAGGAATGTATGGGCAATAGAACGCGGCAGCATCTGCCTCGCTTGTACCCTTATAGCCTACTAACACGCTTTGTGTATCTTGAGCATAGCTGTTTACAAACACACGCATTGCACCGTTGAGTGTACCAACAAACTTGGTGTTTGTAGGTGCTTCAAATGTGCCTTCTGTTGTGCGAGCAAAAGCTGAAGTTGTTGCAGACTGCAATACAGTCAAGGAAGCTGGAGATACAACACACCAGTTACCAGCGCCACGACGTGTACGCTGAGCGATCAAGTTAGCAACGCGGTTGATCAACACTGCCAAAGCGGCGTGCTCATCACCAACGAATGTTGCTGTACCGGATACAGTAGCTTGGTTGTATGTGTACTCTGTAGCTGCCAATGTCTGGAGGCTCAAGAGGATCTCTTGGTCGATCTCAGCTGTGATCTCTTGTGCAAGAGCAGCCATGATCTCTGCTTCAACGTCAATGCCATGCATGGCTTGTGCGTCTTGTGCAGATTCAAATGTCCAACGAGCTTGTAACTTGCGTGTCTTAGCTTCAACAGCTTGTTTCAAGATCTGTACGGAAATTTGCTTACCGCCTGTACCTTCCATTGTTGCTGTGTTGTTACCAGTGTAACCACTAGCTGTTGTTTGGCCTTGTGGTACAGTGGAGTATGCAGTAGCGATTGTGAATGGGCTCAAAGCTTCTTGGCCAGCTGTAACACTGGTAGCAGCTTGTGAGTTATCCTGCAAACTCTGTGCATAACGAACACGCAATGTGTGGATTTGACCAACAGGACCTGTCATTGGCTGTACGCCGACCAACTCGTTAGCGATAACAGTTGGCATAACACGTCGAATCACTGGCAGAATCACACGGTTTAATGTAGCGATGTTACCAGAACCAGTTGAACCAGAAGTTGCATTTTCACGCAAGTACTTCTTGGTATTTTCAAGGATTACACTCATGGAATTGCGCTTGGAGCCTGTGAGGCCTTCTAGCAACGCATCCTTGGTTTCGTCCCAACGACCTTCTAATAATTCTTGTGACATTTAAGTCTCCTTTATTATGTCTTTGGTTTACAGCCCTGCCAAACGCTTTAGATCGATCACGTTGGATTGTTCTTCAACTTGATCTGCATCTGGACTGCGGGCAGATTTATCGCCAGTGGCTTCGGATAATGATTCTACAATCACCTTGGAGGCTTTTGTGGAACGATCTTCTAAAACCGCTGGTAGATACTTTTCAAAAGCACTGGACAAACGTGTTGTCTGTACGCTTTCGAGCAAATTACGCATCACTTCTGCTTTTTCCTTGTTCAAAGGAGCCAGCAATTCCTCTAAGGCAGCTTCACGCTGATTAGATTCTTTGATGATACGTATTTCGCGTTCTTTGTTTTCAACCAGGACTTTCGCCTTCTGGGTGAATTTGATGGCTTCGGCCAATTTAGCATCTTTGGCAGCGATTGTGTCATGCAGTTTACGAACTTCTTGCTTCTCATTTAAATGAGTTGCGCCAAATTCACTGGCATACGCTTCAAAAATGCGACGACCAAAATTGTTCTCGCGAGCAACCTTGATGTCTTCTTTCAACTGACTGAGTTCACCCTTAAGATGTGTGCTAACAGCGTTGGACATCTTCTTGGCGCTTTCTGTTACAAAACGTGCCTTGAGTGTTTCCAACTGAGCGCGAGCTTCACGCACCAAACGAACTTTTGTGTTGACCACATCTTGTTTGTCTGTTGCAAATTCTTGAATCTCGCGTGCCAGTGCATGTACTACGAAACTTTCCAGTTTCTCAATACCTTCACTGTGCATCTTGCGATCTTTGCGCAGTTCGCCAATTTCTTCAGCAAGTTTGGTAACCATAAAGTTGTTGAACTTTGTGGCTGACTCTTTCATCTTGCTTTGGAAACGGACGCGATCTTCTGCGAGTGCTTGCTTTTCAGCTTGTACCTGCTCGAGTTCTGCGGTTAGACCTTCTGTTACCATACGATCCAGGGCTTCCACCATCACTGACTTGTCATGCTCATAGCGTTGTGCAAACTCTTCGCGGAGTTCTGCACGTACCTGTTCACGAGCTTCGTTCAACTTGGCTTCCCATGCTTCTGAGATTTGCTGTTGAGCTTCTTCGTTGATCAGATCGCTATCTAGTAACGGTTTAATAGCATCTAGCATATTATTTCCCTTCAATCTTGAGACCACGGATCAGACGAACTACTTCGTCCTTGACGTATCTCTGTGCTTTGTTGCTCTTGGCTGGGTCTTTGAACATGTCCAACAGGCGTTGTCCACCGGCATGATTTAACAGGCCTTCGTAGATCGCTGTGGGGTATGCATTTGGAGCACTTGGCTGAGCAACCACATCTACAGTGACGATTTCAAAGTCACTGACATGTCCGTTATGGTCGTTGACATTACCGCTGCCACGACTACTAACACCTAATTTCACACCCGACTGCAACATGGTCTTGACCAGTTCGCCCATGGGTGTTGGCAATATCTTTAATGTGCCCATGCCAGCTGGACCTTCCATCCACATTTTTTCAATCATGTGACTCACACGATCTAGATTGATTTTCAAATCATCTGGATGATCAACTTCGCCCAAAACTGAGTGACCGGTTTTGATCTGTTCGTTGATGGTATCAACTGCCTTGGCAATTTCATTTACAGGATATACACGCTCGTTGGCGTTTCTTACGCCGCCCTCAATGCAAACACCACGTAACTTCATGGTCTTGCCAGAGCCATCGTGGGCTTCCTCAGTGAGCAATTCAATGCCCGCCTGAGTGAAGCTTAGATGTTCTTTTAGATATCGAGCCATATCTCTGAATTAACCTTTTGGAAAAGGTGTTTTTGTGTTTACACCAGCGGCTTGTGCTGTAACTGGCTTGGGTGCAGCTGCTAACTTGCTGTTGGCTGTGCCTTTGCCTGGTACATTCTTAAACTTGCCTGC